AGGAGCAACTAAAAATGTCGTATCATCCCAATCCGCATAATACAGAGGTAATCCCGTAGTTGTAGGATCTGGAGTATAGTCCTGTAAAAAACTAACGTGCTTATACAATAAGAATTTATTTTCCGAACTGCTGATTACACTTAATGAAAAAGGTGCTAGATATTTAGCAGGTTTTGTTAGAAATTTAGTTCCGCTGGTTAACGTACCTTGTTCATTAATTCTAAAAACATCTAATTGACACTCTTTTAAGATACGTTCTTCAGCATTGATGATAAAACGTGATAACTGACTTACAAACGTAGATTCCGTGTTCTGTGTGTAATCCTGTATTGCCGTTTTTAAAGTTGTAAATGTAAATGCCATGTTATGCGCTCACTGTTACTGGTCCTGCGGAAGCAAAACCGCCCCCACCTTTAATACTTCCTGTAGTTGCTGTTCCGCTACTAGCTGAAAAAGTATATGTATCACTTTCTACTTTTGTAATGGAATATCCAGATGCACCTTCTATTACCGCCTCCGTAAACCCGTCAAATGCCTCTACATCCCTGAATCGAACTGTATCGCCGGTGCTTCTACCATGATTGATTTCTGTCACCGTAATAACTGCTGAACCACTACCTCCTGATTTAAAAGAATTGAAAGGTAGTAAAACCTCTACCGCAGGTTCTATTCGATCTGGCCGACTAATCCTCAATGCTTGAGGATCCGCCTTAGTGTGACGAGGTTGTAATTGAGGTTGCTTAGGCTCGTATTCATCTTTACCTACCAAAAGACCATTCCATTCCTTAATCATGTTTTTCAGTTTATAAGTTCGCCCTGAACGATCTGATATCCCTAAAGCGTGTTTTCCAGATGCAAAAGTAGCCATTAGATACTCAAAGAGGAATAAGTAGGAACTAGTCGTAGCGCAGTCCTTTCGCCATCTTCCGCAGCAGCTCTTGCGAACTCTTCTTCATAAATATCTTTTAACATACCTATTCTATTAGGGGCTTTTTTAACAGATATTTGGTACGCCAATCCTGCTACCAGGCACGGTAAAAATCTAAAAGGAACTTGGGCATTATTTATACCGGCATCAGAGTCATCTAATCGTTTAACACGATAATAAATAAGCTGATCCGTAGAATTCTCAGGGGACGGCCAAACCGTTATTGTAGGTGTAATTAACCTGTCAATATAATACTGAGTGGGTCTTCCCTGAGTCGTTTTAGTAGGAATATTTAGATAATCTTGCCTGTTAATGCGACTAGAAGAAATATCATTACTATCCCGTCTAATAACTACTTCCAGCATATCTACAGTGGCTTGAACATCAGTCAATCCCGGATTAGCTGTTACCGTAGTAGTTGCAGCACTTGATGACCCGGTAATCGTTTCCGTAGCAGTGAAATCACCACTCGGAACCGTCAGTGTCATCGTTGTACCAGAAGGTTTTGTAATAATGCTGGCGGTTGTACTACTGGTGCCCCCAGTAATTGTTTCACCCACACTAAAACTTCCAGAGGCACCTACCGTCATGGTAATTGTACCTATTGGATAAGTAGCGACAGAAGAAGTAGAAGATAGTTGAGCAAGCGTTTGCGTAACTTGCTCAACTGTCCACAAATTCAGTCCTCGATTCGCCCAATCAGCAAATAACAGATTAAGCGACCGCCTAGCAGTCCTGGCATCATAGCCCGTTCTAAGTTCTAAACCGCAACGCTCAAAGGCTTCCTCCGTGATTTCTGCCATATCCAAGTTGAAATCAACTGAGCCAGAAATGGCCATACCTATCTCCTATAAAGCCTTTAATTAATATTCTTTAACGCACTCCAGAACTATACTGTAAGTATCAGCAGCACCATGACCTACTGTGGTAAACATAATGTCACCCGTAGGGGAAGATGCAGTATTTACAAGACCGCCAAAAGAACTATAGTCAAGCATTCCCTGATAATCAGTAGGAAGTTGAGCAGCTAAAGTATCTGTACTTGCATCCCAAAGTATCTTCACAGAGACTCCAACCGTGGAAAACCATATTTTACTCAATCTAACTTGAGTACAAGTTGTTCCACCACCACCCGGAAAAGCAGCCAATGCCGAAACATCAATTTTCTTAACCGCTGCTTCACCAGTATCAACATACGTCCAGTTAAAAGAACCTACAAACATTTTAGGACCATCTATGATAGTCTTATTTGTTACCGTATCCGCCATGCCAGCCTCCTATTTTTCTTTAATCAGACCTTGCATAACATATGCTTTATACTTAGCACTGCCTTTTGGAGGCAATTCCTTCCTATAACGATCCTCTATCTTAGGCGCAGAAGAACTAGCACTTTTAACGGTAATTTTTGGTTTTGAAGTTTTACCAACCATACATTACTCCTTACGGCTGATCCTTAGCTTCAATCATGCCGTCTGTAGTTCGTTGTGCAGCTATCATGATGTAATCACACCAAGCAGCATCATTAGTTGTAGTTCCAGACATTGCACAAAACCAAGGCGTTAATGCAGAAGTAGGTATGTTACCAGTCGTTGTCGTAACTAGTTTTCTATCTACATAAAATTCTACTCTACCTGTCCCTGTAGCTACAAAGCCAAGGCGACGAGTGTTGGTTATAGTAGAACCGGACTCGGCACCATCAGCGAGATCAATACCTGTATCGGTTTTGGTTTCAGTACCGCCTGAATCACAGTTAGCATAAATATCCGCTGCACCCTCTACCAACAGAAAACCAATCTGGTTATTTGCTGTAAAAGGAACACCCGTAGCAAACGTGCCATTCTCAGCCAGACCGACAAACATATCCATGTCATCAGCATCTGAGACAGCAACTGTTGCTTCAAAAAAGATTTTCTTGTTAGACGCTACCATGAAAATTTCATTACCCTGGATTGAACCTCCAGAATTATCGGTAGAACCATCACCAAGAGATTTAGCCCAACCACCTACATGATCTGCTAAAAGGGTTAAAGTACCTGAATTTAATACCGCTTTAGTCCAATCATCAGTATCATCAATATCGACACCAATAAAATCGTCCATTTTAACGATATAATCGGGGTTTGCTTGAATAGGAAGATTACGGAACCAGGTTCCTAATCCACTGCTATCGGTTCCTGCACCTGAATACATTACAGGACCTGAAAAACGAGTTGTACCCATCATTACCTCCTTACAAAGGTTTTAACCTTAAAGTCGTAGTAAGCGTCTGCTGGGACAGTCTTTAAGGCTTGATTTCCCAGATAAATGAAGAGGACGTTTCCGCCCCCTTCATTTATTCATTTACGCACCTGGTGAACCAAATACACAACGTGGATCAGAGTATCCGAAGCTATAACGCTCACGGGCTTTGAACCGCATGTTACCTGTATCAAAATCACCTTCCATCTTCGTAGACATAGCCATTCTTTCAAAATGGAGGAACCCTCGAGGGGCGTCCGTTTTGATAAACCATGCATCCGTGTCAGTAAGATAATGATTTACCGCATAGCCTTGAGGAAGCATTCCCATGTTCTTAGAGGCATTGATGTCATTATCCGCCGTTCCCGGACGAAGAGTGGTTTCGAGCAATCTATCTGCTACAAACTGCAATGCAGCCGGAATAACTAACTTCATTCCGCGAACAGAAACTTTAAGCCCTCGCTCATCAACAAAAGCTGCAATGTCGATAAGAGCATTTTCAAGACTTGTTTCGTTCAGATCAGCAGCCGTGCTCGGCTCATTTCTCAAATCGTTACCATTGACCAATGGATGGTCAGTAGCACAAAGCTCTTTTCCATCACCACCTGTAAAGGTGCTGTCAAAAGCATTGTTTAAAGTAGCAGCGGATTTCACTTGTTTAGTGTTAGCCATGCTACGTGCCAATGCCTTGGTGTAACGACTTGCGAGGCGATCATAAAGATTATCCTCTATCGCTTCTTCTGTAATAGAAAAAGCAAGGGCAATCGTTTCATGAGTATACCTTGCGGTATATGCCTCTTGTGCATCATCAAAGGTTACCGCTGAACCTTCTGATTTAACTGGTGCAGCACCAAAACCAGAAAGCATTACTTCTTCTTCAAACGCACGATCTGAAGATTCCGTTTCATAAATTTCAGCAGATTCATTATCATACCTGGCGTACTCTAAGCCGAAAAGGGCATTGAGGCCAGGCTCTAGTTCTTTCGCTAATTGCGCTCTACTAATAGCCATTATTTTAGCCTCCTATACGCCTGTGGTTGAGGGTGTGCCAGCAGCAATAGACCCTTCCGGGGCATTGAAACTGTTGTTCAACCGTACTATTGCTCCAACGCCAGAAGATGCAAAATCAGTATTGCTTGGGTCATCAACCCACCCCATAACCCTTAAATGTAAGGCCGCTGTGGTTGCAATTGTACTGATAGCAAGTGCCGCTGACGATACGCCAGATTTTGTGACCCCACTGGTGCCACTGGAAAAGTTTGCATTAGCAAAAACAGCCGCTCTCGCAGTTGCTTTACTAGTCCAAGATGCATCCGTTGCAATCACAAAAAGCGTGTCAGGACCATCTTCCACAAACGCTTTTACCGGGTGATTACTGTCTGCACCGGACCCCGGCCAATAATTTGACCAGACCGTTTTCCCAGTAGTACTAGAGACATACTCACATCCCATGAAAGCACCAACCAAACTCACTGATCCACCCGCCGCAGCGCCCACAATATCAATATATCCCGTAGATAACGGGATAACAGGGCTGCCGTGATAGATAACATTAGAGTTACCATTAGCAATTTCATAAGGAGTATAGCCTGAAGTACCAGTGGAGTTCGCGCCTTGTCCTAGTTTTGCAACAGGACGTAAGCCAAAAGCTCCATTAATATTTGCCATACTTATTTACTCCTAGTCTTCTTCTTTTCGAGGACCTCCAAAAGTTACACTCGTCTGCCTTTCAGGTTTATTGATAGGCATCGCTGGATGCTGTTCTCGAGCCAACTCGTTATCAACAGCCGTCATTTGATCGCGGGTCATTCCCCGGAAGTAGTCACTGCGTTCTTCAACGATGTCAATTGGGACCCTTGCAAGAAGTAATCCTCCTACTCCTATGACTCCGGCATGTTTGCCGTTATCAACAGTAGGAATACTAAAGTCAGGATACTCATCGCCACGTACCAGTTCATATCCCTCTCGAGATCGTGCTGACACGTTCTTGCGATCATCATATCCCATGACTTCCGCCCTTATCCACCTGTGCTTATATCCTTCAGGCGCAGGTGGCGCATCTAACATAGATGGCGGCTTCCACGGTTCTCTGCGAGCTTGCCCCGCTCGGCTTTCATTGGCTCTGGGCGTCCTGTTACGAGTAGTTTTTTGGCGAGTTGTGTTCTCGTTTGTTTCTTCCATGGTTAACTCCTTACACGTATTTAGCATATTCCTCGAGAGGAACATTTAATCGCTTAGCTATCGCTACCTGTGAAGGCGTTAACCGCACAGTCTTACGTCCACTCTTTTTGCGGGATGCGGAAGATTCGGCTGACGCAACTTTTCTTCCCCCGTTAGCTTTACTGAATTTGTGTGGAAACTCAGTATATAGTCTTTTATCTACTTCAGCATAATACGCATCAGACATTGGGTCAACACCTTCTGCCTGAAGTTGTTCGTCTATTTTGAAAGCAGCATAAGTCATAATGTCATCTTGACCAAACCAGTCATTCTTTCCAACCCACTCTTTGAGCTTAGGCTCTCTGTCCATCACTTGTTCGGCAGAAGGAATATCAGGCTGATTCGGCACAATCGGCGGGTGCTGATCAGGAGTCACTTCTACTTCTGATTCTACCTGTTTTCTAGCCGCCGCCAACCTCACTTTGTCTACAGAAAGATTAGCTAACGCTTCATTAGCCTCTACTATGCTGTCTACATCCCCGGATTCATGAGCATCTTTTAGAACCTTCTTGGTAACATCAAGTTGAGAATCAACCCGGCTACCAAATTCTTCCTGATACCCTTTATCCAGGCTCTGAATTCG